TCATTAACAATCATGTATGTTTACATAAATTATTCATATTTTTGTAACTACCAAACAAACAATCAATTATGGCAATACCAGCTAAACAAGTCGGACAATCAGCAGAAGCTAATCTATTGTGGCAAATATCTAAGCAGTTGGAACTTTTAATTAAAGTGACAGCAGCTAACAATCCTACTACCACAACAACTACCACTCCTGCTCCTTAATTAGAATAAACCCAACAAACCAACTACATATGAAAGATTTAAAATTTGTACAAAGCTGCCCAAGTGATGTATATTACACATGGCAAGTGCATTTATGGCTTGAGAGCTTAAGAAACATTGGACATAGTGATAAAGCTATATCAGTGATATTCACACCCAAGGGGAGAGAGAATAGAGACAAATGGAAACAGATAGAAGACCTCTATCCAGAATCAGAGTTTCATTATTATAATGATGAAGACAATTTAAATCAACTGTTAGGAATATACATTCCTGTACTAAGACCATATGTACTTTGGAAACATTTTAAAGCTAATCCAGAACTAAGTGAGAAAGCAATATTCTATTGTGATTCAGATATTCTATTCACTAAAGATTTTAATGTAGACAAGTTCTTAGATGATGAGGTTAATTATCTATCTGATACAAACAGCTACATCAATGCTACATATTTTGATAGTAAAGAAAGAGATGTTCTCCCAGAGAAGCTAGAAGCATACAAAACAAGAGATGTTCTTGGAGAAATAGCTAGTGTTATTGGTATAGATAGAGCAACATGTGAAGCTAACAACCTACACTCAGGAGGAGCACAATATCTACTAAAGAATGTAGATGGTGAGTTCTGGAGTAAGGTGATGAATGATTGCATTCTTATTAGAACCTATTTACAAACAGTGAATAGAGAATATTTTAAAGATGAGAATACAGGTTATCAATCATGGTGTGCAGATATGTGGGCTGTTCTTTGGAACTTATGGTTTAGAGAACAAGAAACAAAAGTGGTTCCTGAACTAGCATTTACCTGGGCAACAGATCCTATATCTAAACTAGACAGTCATACAATCTTTCATAATGCAGGAATAACAGGAGTATCAATGAATGGATATCCTTGTTTCTACAAAGGAAAATATCATCAAGGGACTGATCCTACAAAGGATCCACATTTAGATGATGTATTAAATAACATAGAATCACAGAAGTATTGCACATGGTTCTATGCAAACGAACTTAACAACATAAAACAAAAATATAAACTTAATTATTAATAACAAAAACAATTATCATGAGTAACAAGAGAGACCTTAAGGCCTATGTAAGATTCGATGGATCTGGCAGAATTGTAGCAGGAAGTTTAGTTCTAAGAAGAAGTAAACCAAAGGTTGGTAAGTGGCAAGAAATTACAGCATATGAATGTTGTAACTATACACCTACCACTACCACCACAACAACAGCAGCTCCTACAACAACTACAACAACAACCCCTGCACCTTAATATTTAAATTATGGCAATGAAATCACTATTCCCAGATGAAATGATGGGAGATAAAGGCTCTAGTCTTACATTAGAGACTATTGCAGGAAAGCTAACTTATTTTCATGAGCAGCTACATTTAACTCATTGGCAAACTAAATCATATGCAGAACATCAAGCTACTGGAGCATTGTATGATTATGTGCACGATTTCAAAGATGGATTGATAGAGAAGATTATGGGATATACAGGTAAAAGACCTGGTCCATATAAAATAGAACCTCTTATAAACTGTACAGGAATGCAATGTGCATCAGATCTTTTATCTTTTGCTTCAGAGTTAAAAGCATATGGTGAAAAGAATTCCTATCATGATGTATGTAATCTAGCAGATTCATTATCTGGAGAAGCAGCTAAAACTAAATACCTATTAACACTGTCTTAAATGCTTGTAAATAAAAAACATTTTCCAAAATTGATGCAAGATAATGATGAAACATTTCTTGCTCATTTGGAAGGTGTAATAAGCTCTGTTGATGAACTGTGTAGTCTGGAGATAACAAAGCTCTCAGACAGCTATAGATTTAGAATAGCAGCAAGCCTTCCTAAGTATAACAATATGCTTATAGAAGAAGTATTAAAATTTTGCAACATGTTCAACATAAGAGTTGATATGAGCAAAAGCATCAAGACTAGTTCTGTAATAACATTTGAAATTAGTTTGGAAGTGTAACATATTTGTTATACATTTGTTACAATTATAAACCAATTAAATATTTACATTATGGCAGAGTATAATCCTAACGCTAGGTATACATGGACTCCTGAAGACAAGTTTGAATTATCAGGACAAGAATTTGGTCTAATCCTTAATATGGTAAGATCTTATTTAGCATCAGAAGATGGCGCACGTTTTCAATTGATGTCTCAAACTAACGAAGTTATTGAGAAAATCATGAAAGCTGGTGTTGAAGCAGATGTTATCAAGGAAGTCCTTGACACTCCTACAGAAGCTCTAGAAGCTGAAGTGATGCAGTAAATCACAACATACCTGTTGGGTGACGAATAACAGGTGTTCTCGAACAAAAGCACTTCTCTATGAGAATATACGAACCAAAGAATAGAATAGATGTTATAACACCTAAGGGAGAGGGGGTAATATGGTTAGTGACTGATTATGGTCATGAAACTGATACTATCTATACAATTATTATTAATACAACAGGTGAGATGTGGCAATACGCTCACAAAGATATAATCGTTAAACCTAATATAACATTTAAACGCTATGGCAAAGATTAAAAAAGCACAAACAGGTAAAAAATTAACTGTTTCTAAAACTAGACAAGTAGCAGATTCTTTAGATAATGAAGCAGCTAGAAAAACTAGATTGATGTATAGACAAACTGAACAAAATAAAGGACAAGCTACAGATGAATCTGTAAAAAACTACAAGTCATCATCAAAAGATAAATCTAATGCAGATCGTTATAGAAAACTAGCAGATGCAGCTGAAAAGAAAAATAAAATGAAAAATGGTGGAAGTCTAACTGGACTTAAAGCCTCCAACAAAAGAGTTGGTCCTGTAGATCCTAAAGGAGCATACACAAAGGTACAAAAGAAAACATTAGCTGGTGCTAAAGGAAAAGCTTCTCTTACCAAAGACAAACAACTTGGTGCTACAAAAATGGCTAAATGTGGAACTAAAATGTCTAAGAAATAATGGCTGCTATTAAGAAAGCGCAGACTGGTAAGCGTGTAGATCCTAAAAAATATTTAGAAGAATCTCGTAAGAGAGTTGAGACTGTTACAGATTCTGCTAGAAAAGCTGAAACACGTAAAGGTATCAATACTTATGACGATTACTTAAAGTCTAAAGTTAAAGAAAAATCTAAAGCTAAATCAGGAGTTACTATAGCCAAAGATGGTATGTGGATGCAAAAAGCTGCAGCATCTATCAAGAAGCGTGGTACTGCTGGTAAATGTACACCTATCACTAAACCTGGTTGTACTGGTAAGGCCAAGACTCTTGCTAAAACTTTCAAAAAAATTGCTAAGAAAAATAAGAAATAATGGCAAAGAATATAACTAAGGTTCCTGATGGTCCTCTTATTAAGAAGACAGGAAAATTCAAAGGAAGTACATTGAAAGCTGGTGGTATGATTAAACGTGCTGATGGTTCTTTTTCTAAACGTGGATTATGGGATAATTTGAGAAGCAAAGCAGCTCAGAATAAAAAAACTGGTGCAAAACCTAAAGCTCCTACTAAAGCAATGTTGACTCAGGAGAAAAAAATAAAGTCTAAAGGAAAATGATATTAGATATTAGTAATGAGCATAAACAAAAATACTTTTCTCAGAAAGAGAAAGGAGGAGTTGTTTATAAAATCACTAATCAAATTGATGGTAAGTTCTATATAGGAAGTACAAACAATTTGATAAAAAGATATTACACTCATATTAATCATATAAGAACTAGTAAATCTACATGTGTAAAACTAATTAGAGCAGTTAATAAGCATGGAGAAGATAACTTCACATTTGAAATTTTATGTGAATGTTCTACTCAAGAAATACTAAAGACTGAACAAAGTTATATAGATAGTTTAAATCCTACTTATAACATTGCTAAGATTGCTGGAAGTAATCTTGGAATCAAAAGAACAGAAGAAGTTAAGCTTAAAAAATCTATATCTCAAAAAGAAAATTGGAAAGATGATGATTATAGAAGTAAGCATTTAAAAAATTTATCAAAGAATTGGAAAAGTGGAGCTTCTCATAGAATGGCTAAGCTTACAGAAAAACAAGTAATTGAAATTAAAAAACAATTAGCAAGTGGTCTTCTTCCTAAACAGGTAGCAGACAAACTTGAACTTAGTTATTACTCTATAAAAGATATTCATAGAGGAAAGACTTGGAAAAATATAAATATTTAAAACTAAGAAATAATGGCAACAGCAGCATGGACTCGTAAAGAAGGAAAGAATCCTTCTGGCGGATTAAACAAAAAGGGTGTAGCTTCATATAGAGCTGCTAATCCTGGTAGTAAATTAAAAATGGCTGTTACAACTAAACCTTCTAAACTTAAACCTGGAAGTAAGTCTGCTAACAGAAGAAAATCTTTTTGTGCTAGAATGGGTGGCGTAAAAGGACCTATGAAGAAACCCAGTGGTAAACCTACACGTAAAGCATTAGCATTAAAAAAATGGAACTGTTAAACAAAAATGGGAAGCCTGGTCCTCCCCCTCCTCCTGGATTATAACAACTAAACAATAATATATTATGGCAACAATAAAAAAAGCACAAAGCGGTGCTAAAACTACTAAAAAACCTAAAACTGTTTCTCAAAGAATTGGAGACATAACATTAAGAGATGTTAAAAATGCTGGCGAAGATGCCTTGAATATTTCTACACTTGGAGGTTATAGTAAAGTTAAAAAAGCTCTTGGAGGTGAATATAAATATAAAAAAATAGGAGAAAAAAAGAACGGTGGTCCTGTCAAAGCTAAAAATGGTAAATCATTCCCTGATCTTAATAAAGATGGAAAGGTTACAAAAGCAGACATCCTTAAAGGACGTGGTGTTATAGCTAAGAAAGGTGCTACAATTAAGAAAGCACAATCTGGTATTAATACATTATTACCTGGTGGGTATGCTCCTAAATCAAGAGAAGAAAGATACAACAACTATCCTAGTACAAAACCTAAACCTAAAGCTAAACCTAAAGCTAAATCTACTATTGAAGAAGCAACTCCTGAACAAGTAAAAAAATATGGAATGATGGGTTCACAACAGGCTAAATCAGGAGCTAAAATGAAAAAATGTAAAACTGGTTGTAAATAATGACTTCTGGTAAAGCAAAGAAATCAGGAGCACCAAGAAAAGCTCCTAAGGTTGGAATTCCTAGAAAGGATAAACCTTTTTCAAAGACTAAGTCAATGGATGATAAAGCTATTAGAACTTCTCCGCAACAACCAATGAAGCAAAAGAGATTATCAAAATAAAAGAAAGCCCTTCTATTTCTAGAGGGGCTTCTTCATTTAATAGAATTGTAGTTCTATTAGCCAACATTTATTTGTTTTCACGAAGTTCAAATATACAACATTTATTTATATATTATTTAATTTTTTTAATTTACTTCCCCAAGATGATATCCCTGAAGCATGATTTAAATAGTATTCCCATTCTTCTGGTATCTCATTCAAATACCAAGGGACATGCTTGATACAATAAGGCTTATCTAATCTGATTGCTTTATATGTGAACGGTGAGTTAGGTGGATACAATGCAAATGTAGTATCTATATCAGCAATCCAACCATGTTCATTTTTGTTAATCCAAAACTTACTCTCCCACTCTATTATATTCTGTTTTAGAGGTGTTTCAGGAAGATCTAAATCTAAAGAGAATCCAACCTTCACATTGTTTTTTGCAATGTTTAACATTACATCTAACCAATCATCTGGAACTCCTTCATAAGAACAATCTGAATCAGCTATTATAAAATAATCTGTCAAGTGTTGTTTTAAATCATTTCCCCAAACACTATGAGGACCTCCATTCACTTTAGAATATACAATCTCTACAGGACAAGTTTTATAGTATTCTAATAATGGTGGGTATGTAGATTGTTGATCATATATAATCACATCTATTCTACTCTCTTTAGATAAGAACTCTACTGTTTCTTTTAATGTAGTTAGAAGATTTCTATTTACTATTATTGCTTTCACTGACAAAATCTTTTAACATTTGTGCATAGTCTTTGTTCCAATGAGGATTTAAATGAATATCTCCTGTAGGGATAAGATTTTTTTGTCTCAAGGTTTCTATATGTTTACTATGTCTTTGTATGATGTTAGGCTTATCTGCAGTGTCTGTACCTTCTCCAGATTGATGATAACCTCTACCACCCCACATATAAAACCAAGAAGCTTCTGAGTCAGGCATTTTTGCATCAATAACATGTGCTCTACCAAAGGAATGTATTCTACTAACTAATGTAGTATCTCCTCCAGCATTCTCTATAGGACTCTTTCCAATTGCTTCCCAAACTTTTTTACTGTATACAATACCTGAGTTACCAATTCCCATTATCTTTGTTATACTGGGCTCATTGTAATACACACCTGTTTGCCAATGCAAGATGTTAGTATCTTCTTTCCAAAATTTAGCTATGTTTGATAGATGATTAGACAAAGCTATATCATCATCATCCCATACAGCTATTAGTTCTCCAGAACATCTTTCTATAGCATAGTTTTCTTTATCTCCAATAGTGGGAAATGTTTCATCTAGATTATAAATTTTTATCTCTGGGTGATCATACACTAACTTCTGAAGAGGGTAATCATTAACTATAATAAGTTCTTTCTTACCAGGATACTCTTGTTGGAGGAAACTTTGTATAGATTCCTCCAGAGTATCTACTCTTCCATAAGTAATGCATTTAGCAGATATGAAAGGATATTCCATTTTACCACACCATTATAACATCAAATGGAGAAACTAATAATACGTTCTCTTCATCTGATAGTGGAATTAATGGAGCTTTCTGTAGAGCTTGTGGATCTACAAGAACAACATCTCCTGCTTTAACATCCATGTTAGCTGTTCCTACACTGTGAACAGTTAATCTGGCCATCTTTTTGTACATTTCTTTCTCTAAAGCTTCTTTTGTATTCTCATCTACAATAAGTTTGCTCTCTTCTTTCTTTGGTATCTCTAAATAGATACGATTTCCTAATAGTTTCATATTGGTTTTTTAATTGTTATACACTTACTACTAATGTCCAAACATTAGATATTGATGGTGGGAACTTTTCCCCTTTTGTCAAAGCTATAAATTCTTTGCCACTTCTGAACAATCCACTAACTCTTGTTCTTTGTCCTGTTTTTGCAGTGATGTTTTCACTGTTTAGCTCCAATAGGGCTAATAATAATTGTTTAATCATAGTTTTAGTTATTAAGTTCTTTTGCATCATTTATTTCTGTAACAATAGCTTTGTATTTCTCTAATGGCATAGATCCAGACAATCTGTGCACCTCTTTACCATTTCTCAAGAACACTAATGTAGGAACACTACGTACATTGTACTTCATAGCTGTTTCCATATCTTTTTCAATATCTATGTTAGTTATACCAACTACATCTTTTAATGTATATGCTAACACCTTACAAGGACCACACCATGTGGCACTGAATTTAAGCACTTCGATTTCCATTGTTTTTTAATTGTATTCGTTATCTAATATTTTACCAACAAGATCACTTCTGTGATTAGCTTTAAGTTTGATCCATTCTATACCCTCTATCTTCTTAGAGATGTCTATAGCATATGATAAGCCTGTATATGATTCTTTGATGTCTTTCTGTTCATTGTCACCATTAATGATAATCTTACCTGTTTTACCAAGTCTTGTTAGTATAGCAAGCATTTCTCCTTTTGACAGGTTCTGTGCTTCTTCTACAACTAATACATCATCAATAGTTTTACCACGTATAAACTGAACAGGATAAGCAATAACCCTCTTGTTCTTAACCAGTTCTTGAATCTTGACTTTATCATAACACTTTTCAAGGTTTTCCTGAAATGCTTCTAGGTAAGGATTGAACTTCTCTTCAAGGTCTCCTGGAAGAAATCCTAATGATCCTCCCACCTCAATTGTTGCTCTTGTAACATAAATATGATTACATTGTTTCTTCATTAAAAAATCTAAAGCTGCTTGGGCACATACTAAAGACTTACCACTTCCAGCTCTACCAGTAACAATAACTATTTGGTTATCTATTATTAACTGTTTAGCAAGCTTCTGTTCTTCGTTGAGGGTAACAGCATATTTAATATCACTTTTACGTTCCCTGTTAGGTTCTTTCATATTTAAGTTTTAATTGATTACGTCTTTCATTAACCTCCTCATACTTATACATATCGTTTTCAACGTTAGAATGCTCCTCTAGCGTCAAAAGTATAATATTTTCTTCATCTAAACAAGCTTCTGGATACTTTTCTTTTGGTAAAATGTGATGGAAGTATGTAGACATAGCCTCACTACCAAGATATACACCACTCACTTCTGATTTATGTGGTCTTTTTTTCCATATAGATAGAAAGAAGTCTCTTTGTATGATAACTCGTTCATTATCTTTCTTTGGAGCTTTAGTGAATGATTTACCATTCATACTACTAGTTAAACCCCTACCAGAAGGTAAGGGTTTTCTAGATTTATGAGCAAAACAGTATTCATTGTCTGCGTTCTTTCCACATGTTTTACACTTCATCTTTAAATATTAGGTGGTTTAGGTGTAAACGGATCAGTAAGAGTAGAAGTGTAAGGATCAATTCCTGCAGTGTATGGTTGTGTACTACCAATTGTAGGAGCATTAATATCACTAGTTATTGATAAATTACTAAATGGTGTAGGTGTACAATCACAACTTCCTTTCCATGGAGCATTTATCTTTCCACATCTATGACATTCCCATGATAAAGAAACTTTAGGACATGTGCACATTTGTGGTTGCCCTGTACTGTTCCAACTATAAGGCATAGATTTATACCCTTGGCAAGTTGTACATTTCTGAGGGAAATCAAAACTAAGCATCTTTCTGGAATTGTCCGTTCACCATTTTACCTGTACGTTTAGCAATTACATTGTATGCACTCTCTAAACATTCTGTCAAACTCACTCCTTGCAGTTCTGCTTGGATGATGATTGTAACAAGGATGTCACCTAGTGCATCAACTATCTCTTCTTTATTGTTATCAAAGATAGCATCTGATAGTTCTTGTACCTCTTCTAATGTTTTATCACATTGTCTAGCTGGTGTACCATTTTGAAAGATTCCTTTCTGTGTTGCCCATGCTATAACAAGAGCTTCTAATTCATTGTAACTTTTCATATTATTTTTTCTGTTATTAATATTATTCTAACTTTTTCTATTAGATCTTTTATAGATCCATCATTAATGATTTCATAATCAAACTCTGCTTTATCAAGACTTGTCTCACTAGGATGTAATCTTGCAGGTGTTTTACTTTTCTCAACTGGCCTAACCACTTTAAGTGTAAGTCCTTTTACATCCTCTACAGCTTCTAACTCATTGGGAAACCTAACATCTGTAATAATCCAATTGCTTGGATTGTACTCACTCATCTTTGGTCTTTTATACTCACACATCAATGCGTTCACCCAAGCATTAGGATGTAATCCATCACGTATAGCTTCTGTACCAAGCTTCTGAAGAAGTTCTCTTACAGACATTAAATGATTAAATTCAATATTTTCAAACACTGGGACAGCATTGAGAGGATTAGATTCAACAGTTCCCCATTCAGCTCCAAGATATGATTTCTTAAATTCTTGATCTTCAAAATCCTCTACAGGAATACCAGTGAGTAGGGAAGCTATTTGTTTTAGCTTCCCTGCAAACTTCTTAACTTCAAACACTGGACCATGATTACTAAGACATAACTCTTGTATAATTTCTCCAACAGTGTCTTTACCACTTCCTATTCTACCTGCTATACCTATTATCATAACTCTTCGTCATTAAATAAACTATGATTAGCACATGCTGCTACTGGAACAACATCTTCTTCAACTTCTACTTCCTCAACAGGAAGATCAGTTTGGTTGATTGCAGCTACAATCTTCTCTTTAAGCTCATCATAGAACTCTGGGTTATCAACTACCAACTGTTTGAATTCTTCTAAGTCATACTTAGTTCCATCTACTGTCATAGTTTTACCATACTTACGTCCTAGTTCAAACTCATTAAGAAGAGTCATCATCTCATCAAGAGTGTCAATACCTTTACCATACACAATCTCAAACTCTGATTTTCTATATGGAGGAGACATTTTATTCTTGACAGCTTTTAGCTTAGTAATGTTACCATAGTTTACATCACCATCTTTAGCTAATGTTCTGCTCACTTCTATTCTTACATCACTGTAGAATTTAAGAGCATGTCCTCCTTGTGTTGTTGTTGGGTTACCAAACATAACACCAATCTTCTCTCTATATTGGGATATTACGATAACACATACATTATGTTGTGATAGAGCCCCTTTAAGCTTTGGATAAGCATTACTGTTCAATAAAGCTTTTCTACCGATTGTAGAGTCTCCTACATCACCATCAAGCATCTTCTTAGGTATCAATGATGAATCACTATCGATGATAACCAAATCAATCTCTCCAGTGTTAATCATTTCCATAGCAATATTGAATCCCTCCTCACCACATGATGGTTGAGCAATCAACATCTTTGTTGTGTCCACTCCTAGTTTCTTGAAATAGTTCTTGTCAACAGCATGCTCACCATCTATATATAGAACAGTTCCTCCTGCTTTTTGACATTCAGCTGCAGCATGTCCACATATTGTAGATTTACCTGTGCCCTCCCAGCCCATAAGTTCATAGAGTTTCCCCTTTACAAATCCTCCTACACCAAGTGTGATGTGATCAAATCCAATACTTCCTGTACTGATAACATCATAAGTTTCTCCTCCTGGTTTAGAATCTAACGCTAATATTGAACCAACACCATAGGTCTTGTTCAACTTGTCCATTGCATCTTGAAACTTGTTATTAGTTTCTTTAACTACTTTCTGTTTTGCCATTATTTAGTTGTTTTAATTGTTTAAAGTTAATCATTTTTGTGTTTATTTCCAAGTAAAATGTCAGGTTTCTTCCATCATTTACTTTACCTTTTGTGGTAGGATAGACCCCATTTTTTAGGGTTTATCTATCCACGATTGGTCCCTTATATCCTGTAAATTTGGGACGAAATAGGTATTCTTGGTGAAAAATAGGTATATCTGATCTGTTTTGGTGAAAAATAGGTTTGACTATTAATAGTCAATAGTCAAAAAAACCCTATATTGCTATAGGGCTCTTTCTTCACAATTTAAAAAAACATAACAAAACAGAACAGAACTTTTTATTCACTTGTTCTAAGTGATGTATTACCTTTTTCACATTTATCATACGGACAATGTCTACATTCATTACCACAGCATTGTTTCTTAGTCTTCAATAGATACTCCTTAGTGAAATGAATTCTTCCTTCTTCTAAGTAATAGTCTTGAAATTCTTTGAATTCTTTCTTCTCTTCACTCATTATCTATTCATTTTAGATTCATATATATAATAAGTAATTACAACTGGTGCTTGATTGCGTTCATTTATTAAATGTTCATACGATAGATCATTTAACTTCTTACTTCCTCTCAATAATTCAACTTGTTCATCTGTGTACAATGCTAATCTATTTTTATTAGTCTTATACTTTTTTAAACCTAATCTTGATATTTTATTTCTTGTAGATTTCTGAGTTATACCTAACATTATAGATATATCAAGAATGCTGTAATATTTATATGTTCTTACTTGTTTCATTCATAGATTGTTTTATAAGTTCTCTTTCATCCTCAAATGCATATCGATACTTAGCATCTTTATATTCATCCATAATGTATGGATTTTGAAGTTTTCTAGAAAAATCTTTACTAGTAGTTTCTATAGCTAGAATGATGTGACTATCGTTATATCCACAAACATGTCCCTTATAATTAGGATGCACTATCAACATTCCTTTAAACTGGTTGAATACTTTTTCCATCTTTGTCTAGGTTTAAACTTGCTAATCTATTCTCTAACTCATATTCCACTTTCAGAATAAAATTAATCTTGTCCTCAATCTCTTGATCTAAGATTCTTCCTGCGAATGGCATTATCTCCTGAAGATTTGTATACACTCTAGCAAGACCAAATTTTGTTTTTATTTGTTGGTATTTAAATTCTGGAATCTTTGTAAGATCATTGAACACCTGATCAACATAAGCTAATACAGAAGGTTCATCAATAGACATTCCATAATGTCCTTCTTCTAAATAATCTGTATACTTCTCATTAAATTCTTTACTTGTTCTCATATTTTTGTATTATAGGGAGACAAATATAATCCATCTCCCTGATTATTCCTAATTAATTTCTTCTATTTTTGGAGATAGTTTGTTCTCTAAGAGTTTAAATGCAGAATCAATAGCAAACAATTCTGCTTCTTTTCTTGTATTCCATGAACCATCAAGAAAGAAACTTAAGCCATTAATGTGATATTCAAACTTAGAATCTTTCATATCAATGAAAATAAATATTTCATTATCATCAAATACATCTAATAACATTCTAGGATTTGAATCAATCATGATTGATAGTTTATCATCTTCTATACCTGTTTCTCTCATCATGTCTTTGAATTCATCTGGAACATCTGCTGTCTGCAATGATTCAATCATCTTCTCTAAGAACCATGCTCTAATAATCTTAGCTGATTCTGGGTACTTATTTAATAATTCTATTCCTTTCATACTAGTCTTCTATTATTGGTTGTTCATGTAATGCTAGAGAGGCTTCTATCCACCACACTCTTTCAAAATCAAATTCAGTTAATGGTTCCTTTTCTTTGCATGCTTTGTACTTAAGATCGTACATCATTGCAGCCATCTCACAAAATAGAGCAGATTTCTCTGCTCCATACTCTTCTATCAGTGATTCTAATATTTGTCTATTAAACATGTTCTTTTAATTTATCGATTACTAACACTTCTTTTTCTTCATCCCAGCCTTCCCACACTTCAAAATCATCTTCAAATGTGATTCCTATTTTGTCTTCCCAGAATTCTATAAGATCTGCACTCTTCTTAAATATTCTAAGTTGCAAACTTATTTCATCTTTACTTAGTCCTGATTTAATAACCTTGACAGACTTAGGGAATTCACTCTGGAATGCTTTTGATGTTTTAGAATATTTCCCCTGTTTAACAAGTTCATAATCTTGCTTGAATCTTTCATTGAGCTGATATACAACAACAACAAATCCATCTTCATAATCATAATCTTCTATTATGGATTTAGTTCTTTCATATTCTCCATCTAAGAACTCCCTAAACTTATCTAGATTGTCAGGCTTAAATAAAAGATAGATAGGATCTTCATATCCATGTTGCATTTTTTCATCTTTAATGTATCCATTTATGAATCCATTTGAGCGTAAAGCATCCTTTGGTACCCGAAGAGTGGGCACCATAAAGATACTAGTTATATTCTTTTTTACTTCCATATTTTATCCCTTGATGTTAACTATTCCATTAGACAAATAGTTTTTGTGGCTTATATTCCATGTTTCTGTTTCTTTACACCATTTAAGTGCTTTAACAATATCTTCTACACCAGGATATGTTCTTCCTTTATGTACAAATCCTTCATATGCAGCTAGCATATCAGACTTATCAAGTGTATATATTAATGGTTGATAGTAGTTAGTTGAATCACATACAATAAATTGTAAGAATTCCACTGTATATCCATAATACTCACTCTCTGGATCTTTTGCTAAATGTAACATTGCATGAAAATACAAATAAGCTTGGAGATATGCTCTTCTGTAAAGATAGTATTCTTCATAGAAATTCTCTACACTCCATGTACATTTTAAATCATAAGGCTGGATAACTCTTTTATCATGATCAATGATCACTTTATCAAGCATACTCTTTAGAGGAAGACCATCTATTTCATATCCTTCAATCTGCATCTGATCTATCACTGTATATCTAGAGCTGTTCACTAGATTAACAATTGGTGCTGTTGTACTGTTAGTCTTTAGTTGCTCAACAATCTTTTCAGCAACAGACACTTCCATTGTGTTCACCACTGTCAAATTCTTGCTTCTGACAGTGCGTATTTCATTATAATATATTTCAGCATCAGATCCATAAAACTTAGCTATCACAGCCTCGTATTTAATCTTAAATCCTGATAGAGCATATGCTTCTTGAGATATATCTGCAAAGTCTCTCTTCACTACACCAAATTCATCTGTAGCATCTCTTGTTACACGATATAATGCTTCAGCAAACTCAAGCATAAGTCCTGTTGGTGTAGATGTACAAGATGACATATAGAACTTCTCATCAAATAAATGAGGTTCCATAAGTAGGGTTTCTACTATTCTACCCATATTAGCCGCAGCTGAATCTTTGTCTTCTACCTTCTCACCAAGATAATATTTCTTGTAATATTTCTTTCTATCTTGTGAGAATTCTTTTAATGAACTACTACTGTCCATTACCACTGCTCTGTATTGAGCTTCTGTTTTTGCTACTCCTTGTATCATGATTGTTTATTTATATATTAATATTGTACTGTATAATGACAGTGATGATTTTGGATCCTCTGTAGCTACTAAAGACATTGACACAACAGTCTTAACTATCTTATCATCTAATAATTGCTGTAACTCTCTATTTATAATAAAGAGTTGTTGGTTCTCCCATATCCAGGTTTTCATAATGATTGTTGTCTTATTTCAAGTTGTTTTCTTACTTCATCCCATTCATGTATGTTGTTCTCAACTTCTTCATAATCCTCAAGGACTATTAACATATGTTCTGCTAAATAAAGGGCACCGAAAACTCCTAGGTTTTCTACTAATTCTTCTACTTTTTCTTCTGGTGTCATAATGTTTCTTTATAAATTTTATCAATTACTTCCTCAAACTTTTTAGTTTGTTTCAGTCCTATTTTCTTAATAAGTTTAGTAATATTAATACTGGTCTCATCAAAATAATTACGTAATGCTTCAGCTTCTTCTTTTGTTAGTGTCATAATGTTTGTTTAAATGCTTCTATAATTTGTGGGTAAAGAGCTCTTACCTCCCTTGGTACTCTTGAGAAAAACCATCTCACCTCTAGTTCATACTGATCTCCATTTGAATCTAGTCCTTGTGGATGTATTAACCAGAAATAATGATATTTACCTTCATGCTCTACGTGGCCCTCATGCCATATTTCAGAGAATGAGGGAGTCTTGTTGATTGTTATTGCGTTAGTCATCTATTGTTATACTATTAATTATACGATAAGTTAATTCTTCTATTATTATATTCTCTAACCATGGAGCAATTCTACCTCCCAAGTCTTTTAGAATATTTGCAAGATGAGTATTTGACATATCAGCTATAGATTTGTATGACAATGGTGATCTACCATCTTTACCTCTATTACCCCAATGAGCAGCACTTCTATTCATCTCATGATCATCTGATAGATATATTGTAGAACTAGCATCAACTAAATCTAGATCTTTTCCTCCATAACGTTGATACTCTGTACCACCATCTACCATTGTTTCATTCTCACATTCACATGTTTTGTAATCATGTCTGTTATATGATGTGAGAACTTCTCCACAGTTTTTACACTGTACTCTGTTGAGTATTATTTGTTTTACTTCATTCATGATTCAAGTTTTTTAAGTCTTCATCAATTCTTCTTAAAAATGATTCATCACCATCATCTCCTGATAATAACCAATCCATTCTATGCATATAGAGTTGTGCTTTTTTAATCATCATTGAAGAAACTTTAAACTGTTCAATCACTTCATCAGAATATTTATAATGAAACTTATCTTCAGGATATTTCTCATACCATTCATCATCACACCATCTTTCTTCTTTGAGTTCTTCTTCAGTTTTAGGTTGACCATTTTTTTCAATTAATTTATCTATATCCTCTGCTACATCAGTAAGTCTATACTGTAAGTAGTCCCAATGTCCTCCGCTCATAATTTATTTGTTTTGTTTATTACAGGTTTTACATTTTAGTGTCTCTGGATCAAAGTTTCTCTCTGTCTTACACTTGTCACAATATTGATATAATGTTATCATATCTTCTTCTTTTTAGCTTGTTTCTCTTTTAAAGTTTTCTTATCATGGCAGGTCATACATAGCACCTGAAGGTTATCTTGTTCACAGAACAATCTCTCCACAAATAGTGGTAGGTCTTGTGATGTGTTTAAACTTCCTGCAGGAATGATATGATCTACATTAATATTTTTTTCAGTAGTCCAAGTTTTGCACTTGTTGCATTGATATTCATATTTCTGACGCTTACTAGGTCCTTTGTAATCTCTGCGTGCATTTAATTTACATACTGATATGGGCTTCCACCATCTACTCTTCTGTCTCAAAGCACTTCTTATGAAGCTCCAGAAGGCTGCCTCACTCATTGTACCATTGCATCTTGTCTTTGGGACTAACACTCTCTTTGCCATATTATTATAATTAAGTTATGTCGCAAATATAGGATAAATTTGCGACACAACTGTAATTAATTTTACTACTTAATCGTATTCACACGATTAGTAATCTTGGCT